GTTGTCACATGAGGCAAAGCCTCTAGCCCATCGCGCCTTTCACTCATGACTAACGCTCAGGCAATCGACATCCTCTTCGATCTCGGTTACTCGGTCGCTTCCGGCGAGGAGCAGTTTTTCTACGTTGCCCGGACGCCCCTGGCTGCTCGTTACGACCTCCCTAAAGGACGCAAGCTTCAAGTACACGAGCTCGACTCCTTCGTCTTCGATGCAGTCTGCAAGGCTGGCTGCACTGCCCTCCCCACCTGGTGCTGATCATCAGCCCCTTCGGGGGCTCCCAACCCATCGCGTCTTTCACATGCTTCCCCTTTCACCCCGCGAGTTCCCCGAGCTCTCCACCGAACAAGAGCGGCAGATGACTCAGGAGGTCGCCGACGAGTTCAGCGACTACATCAACGACGACCTGTACGACCTCCTCAGCGACTACATCGCCGACGTTCTCAAAAAGAACAACATCGACCTCGACAGCCGCGAAGCTGACGACCTGTTCCAGGACATCTCCAACCGGATCACCGTCAACGTCACGGTCTCGAAGTAACCCACCGCCCCCTTCGGGGGCTTCTTCCCATCGCGTCTTAGCCATGAAGTTCCTCGCCTCTTTCGCAATCGCCATCGGCGTCTCAGGCGCCGCCTTCTACCTGGTCAACTCAGCCCTCGCTGATATGACCGCCCACGACTGCTACGTCAACAAGATCCAACGCGCCTGCGACGCTCTCTGATGACTACCGACATCACGACCGCGCAGGATCTCATCGACGCTCTCCTAGAGATCCGCGAAGAACGCGAACAGCTCGACGCTCGCGAAGCCTTCATCAAAGAGCAGCTCCAAGCCGCCATCGCCCTCGGCGAGCTCGACGCGAACGAGGCAGAGGAGGGCGTCTATCAGTTCAGTAACGCCCGCTATACCCGCTGCGAGCGGAGCACCTACAAGCTCAGCAGTCAGGCGCAAAAGGCGATCACGGCAATCAAGGAACAGGACATTGACGCTGGACTCGCCAAGCGCAACGTCTCTATCTTTTGGAGGCTTAGCGGTATGTCTTGACTAACACCCTTACCTTCACGGTTCACGGCATCCCCGCACCCCAGGGCTCCAAGCGCCACCTCGGTCGCGGGATCCTTGTCGAGTCGAGCAAGAAGGTAAAGCCCTGGCGGCAGGACGTTAAGTACCAAGCCCTAGCCCTTAAGCCCGCCGATTGGGTAACCGCCGCGCCCGTCGCGATGTCGGTTGTCTTCCGCTTCCAGCGCCCCAAGTCTCATTTCAATAAAAGTGGTCTCCGCTCGTCCGCCCCCCTCGAATGCACTTCAGCTTCCCACGGCGACATCGAAAAGCTCGTGCGAAGCACTAACGACGCCCTAAACGGCGTCCTGTTCGACGATGACCGCCAGGTCGTTTCGCTCGTAGCAACTAAGCGTTACTGCGAGGGCAGCGAGCCCCCCGGCGCCATCATCACGCTCACTGCGCTTACTCCTTCCGAATGACTATCCCTAACCTTGCGGGCGTCATCAGTAAAGATGACGTGTTCCGAAAAGGGTCCGGATCCTATGCCGCTGATTACGTCAGCTGGGCTCGGATCGCTAACCACCTCCATACAGCCGCCCCCGGCTGGGAGTTTCACCTAAAGCCCGCGCCCGATGGCGGGCACGTCTGGCAAGCCCCCGACGGCTCCGCCTATCTCGTTACCTACTTCAGCGGTCCCGAGGATCAAGCGACGCCAGACTTTGTCTACCCCTGTCAAGACAACAGGAATCAGCCGGTGCGTTTCGACAAGGTGTCCTGCCGGACCCTTACCGACAGCCATCGTCGCGCCCTCTGCGCCAACGCCGCCTTTACCTTCTCCCTTGGCTACGAGCTCTGGGCTAGGGAAGAGATCGAAGCCGCGACGCAGGAGCCTGTAAAGACTGTTGAGGAACCTGCCCCAAGCAAGCCGAAGCCTCGCAGCGCTGCTAAACCAACAAAGCAAGCAGCGAGCCTGGACAAAGAGGACACGCCCTTAAGTGAGCAGGACCTGGTAACCGCGCGGGAGCTGCTTAAAGCAGAGCCCGTCGCCAGCAGGAACAAGATCATCAAGGCGTTCACGGCGGAGTTCAACGTGCCGGAGGGTCATCTAATGACCTCGCACATCACGCTCCCTAAGCACCTCCGGTTTATCCAGGAGCGCGTCACGACGACCTAACCCGATGACCGACGAGATGATGCACGCCGAGATGGCGGCTCTTTACGCGCAACAGCGAGTAACCCAAGTCAAAGCACCAGACGCACATCTCGAAAGTCTCCTGCCTCCCGAGCTCTACGCCTCCGTGCAGCATTACGCCGCCGCGAGGGATTTCACCGCGAAGCAGGCACTGTTCCACATCGTTTCCAAATTCTTCGGACCATGCTCCAAATCACCGCAGTCGGCAACCTCGCCGCTGATCCCGAAACCCGCGAGGTAGGCGACAACTCTGTCGCTAACTTCACGATCATCTGCAACAAGAAGGTCAAAGGCGAAGAGCACACCACTGCTCTCCGTTGTGCGGTATGGGGTCCGCGCGCAAAGGTCGTTAGCGACTATCTGACCAAGGGCTCGCAGGTCACCGTTACCGGTCAGGCTTACATCGAGACCTACGAAACCAAGCAAGGGGAAACCCGCGCAAACCTCAACGTCGCCGTCAACGACTTCACCCTGCCTCCGAAGCCTCGGGTTGAATCTGACGCAATGCCGTTTTAGTGTCCTGGGGGCTCTGCCCCCTTTTTTTATGCATAGATGTCTGATCCGCTCCGCGACTATCTGAACGAGATCGGCAAAATCCCTTTGCTTAGTGCGGCAGAAGAGATCGCACTTGGCAACTCGATTCAGGCGATGATGCCCCTTCTCGAAAAAGAGGAACTAACAAAAGCAGAGGAAAAGGTTGTCCGCATCGGCAAGCGCGCAAAGAAACGGATGGTGCAGGGCAACCTGCGCCTCGTGATTAGCGTTGCCAGCAAGTACAACAAGATGACCGCGCGTCTCTCGATGCAAGACCTCGTGCAGGAGGGAAACATCGGGCTAATCAGAGCAGTCGAGATGTTCGACCCTTCGAGGGGGTACAAGTTCTCGACATACGCTTACTGGTGGATCCGGCAGGGGATTATGCGCGCGACGCAAACCCAGGACCGCATGATCAAGCTCCCGAGCGGAGCGCCGGACTCCTTGCGAAAGGTCCGGCGTTACATGATCGACTACCAGGAGGAACACGGTGTCTTCCCGACCCTTAAGCAGTGCGCCGAGTTAATCGGCGTGCAGCCCGAGACAATGCGTAACTACCTCTACGCCGCGCAGGACGCATCGTCACTCGATGCGAAATGCCAAACCAAGGAGGACAAGGGCAACAACATCATCGACCTGATCCCGTCGGAAGACGGGATGCCGGAAGAAGAGCTGTTGCTTGAAACGCAAATCGAGGCGGTAAAGCACGCGGTCGCGCAGATCAGCCCGACAAACCAACGGCTAATCAAGCTGCGATATGGGCTCGACGGACAGGATGCGATGTCCCACCCGTCAATCGCAAAAAAGATCGGGATGCATCGCGAGAGCGTCAGGAAGCAGATCTTGTCTGCCGAGGATGAGATGCGCCGAATCTTGAGGGGTGATCCGCCGGGAAAGTCGAAGAGACAGGGGTGCAGCTCCAGCTTGACCTGGGGCTGGGGTTAGACAGTGCCTAGATTTAGCCCCGAGATCAAGTGCGCTAGCTGCGGGTGTCCTCTCGTCACTGTCGTAATGACTAAATGGTCGATCGATGGCGGGAGGATCCGGCGGAGAGTATGCAAAAAATGCAAGCACCGCTGGTACACCTACACCCCGCCGGAGCGAGAGATCAGCGGTCAGGACATTGTCTGGAGAGTCGGCACTGACTACGTGTCGGTCAAGGTAGAGAGCTCTGCCTCAGCTAGCCCCAGCCGTGCCTCGAGCTCCGCGATGTAGCCGACTGCCTGGCTGATTAGTTTCTGCTGGAAGGCGTTTTGCTTAGCGATAGAGGCGCAAAGTCCCCTGACCTGCGTCTCGTCGCTCGCGGCAAGTATCGATCTTGAGTCGCGCTCGATTCGCAACTCCTCTTCCATAGTTAGGTTGACTACCATCCACTCTCCCCAAGACATGTCGGAATGGCAGCATGATTTTCAAGATAGCTGCATGAATCCGCCAAAGATCTTGCAAATAGAAACAGAAAATGGAACCCGCTGGAGAGTTATCTATGCCGGGATGGTGAAGGACCACGAGCTGGAATGGAAAGCCGCGCGGCATTATCACGAGGCGTGCGAGGTCTACGGACAGCAGCTCGGACTTAAGCGATGGCTACAGGAGTAGTGGCGGGAGGTCGTCAACGAGGATCGCCCAACCGCTCCCGGGTCCCTCGACTTCCCACCGGTGCAAAAAGTCTTCTCGGTCGTAAAAGACTGCCTCGCCTTGCCCGGGCTTCAGGAGGCGTCCAGTTTTTGTGTCGTGCTCCCCTCTTGGGTCGTGGACGATAAAGAACTTGTCGGTGTAGCCGATAATCACTGACCAGTGACCGATGCCCTCGGCGGGTCTACCGGTACTGATGTCGCCTCGTTGCAGCCAGCCAACAGCGACCGGTCGCGCGGCATCGATCTCGGCTTCAAGCAGGTCGGCGGTTCCGTTGCTAATAAACTCCGAGCGCACCCCAAGTTCCGTAAGAGCCTTTAGGTGGCTGTCGACGTGCACGGTGTCGCCATACTTCGCGCGGACCTTGTCGTACTGCTCTTGGCGCTCGATCAACCCGTAATGCGCCGCGAGCATCGCGATCGTGCTGGTAAAACACTTTCGATGCCCGTCCTTTAGGTCTGTCTGTCGAAAGTACGGAACCTTAAAGGGCACAAGCTTCCCGCCAGCCTTCCAGATCTCAAACCATTCGGCGTCCCGCTTTAGCAGTGCAGGATCCATATCCTCCTGCAACCGCTGGATAGCCGCCCGCTGATGCGGGCTGTTATCGAAGTGCTGAAAGAACTGCTCAAGCCGAATCACTACAGGAACCAGCCAATCCAGATACATGCTGGCTAGTCGTCAAACAGAGCACGCGCAAGCATGTCGCAGAGCTGGTCATCAACCTTGTTGTCGGTTTTTTCAACCATTGCCCGACAAAGGTCGAGGATCAGGTGCTTAACCGCATCCGATTGCATAAAAGCAAACAGGACAGGGCGAACAAGGGCAATCATTTTTCTAGCTCAGTTGCACAAAGCCTAAGACTGGTGTGAACGACCTTCAAGGCGTGCAATCTTTTGCTCTGCTGCGCTGAGCCTGGCGAAGATCTCCATGCGTTCTGAGCGCAGGTCGTTGTGCAGCTCTTCCAGCCTGCAAGCAACGTTGTCGACGCTCGTACTTAGCCTGATGAGGCAATCGCGCCCTTCAGCCGTCCTGCGGTTGTGAGCGTTAAAGCCCAAGAACGCAGCAGAGATGGTTGCTCCCGCAGCCGCTGCCGCCAGTTCAATCACGTCGCACCAAGCCTCTACCCATCATGGCGGAGCCCAAAGAACAGGAGCAGCAGCAAGAGCACCAGGGCATCGCCATAGCTGACGTCGTCCGCGTCATGGTGCTGGGCTGGTCTGCCACCCTGCTGACAGTCTCGTACCTGAACATCATCCCAGGCATGAAGATGGACAGCACCTTCGTCGCATCTTTGTTGACTGGAGCTATGGCTGGCTTTGGTATTGAACGGAAAGGCAACAACCAAGCAAAGAAGGAGCCACCTACGATTAAGCAAACGCCTGACAAGTCGAAAGATGCGTAAGCTTCTGCCTCTAGCTTTTTTGTTGGCAGCTGCCCCAGCGCACGCCGACATCACTCACAAAATCCAATCCAGCGTCCAGCTAACCGTCGATGCAGCCGCAAGCGCAGCCACCCGAGTCCCAACCACTTACTCCATCTCCGGTTCAGGAGCTTCCACTACTGATGGAACAACTTCTGGCGCTATCGGCGGTCTTGGGACTGTTACTAACGGTATCCCTGCTGTCTCCACCATCACCGCAACTCAAGCCAGCAGCGGGTCTGCTTTCTCCTTCTCTCAGTCATACCTTGAAGGCGATTCCACCTCAACAACCTCAACAACGGTG